GTTGCCTTGTATCTGCCTGTGATGGTTTTGTAATGAGCATCTCCTCTGGAGAATACTCAATGGGATTAAATGATGGAACACTTCCATCACAATAAGTCCTAGCACCTCTTGGGTCATCCTGTGCCAGTTGCGGACCACCATCGGGGTGTGCTTCTACGCAACCAGGAAGATCTACAATAGGGGTGCCGATAGTTAGCGTTACTGGTGGACTGAGTAAAATCGGAGTATAATTCTGACCGACTACAGTTTGAGGAATTTCAATCTCACGAATTTGAATATCGGGAGAAGTAATATTTTGAATGTCCATTAGTCCTCAAACAATTTAACAATGCCTGTCCAAATAGAGTGAAAGAATACGTAGAGAAAGAAAGTTTCCGTCGCCTCTTTCTTTGCACGCTTCTGATAAGTGGATTGTGCCATAATTATAAAAAATTATTTTAACTATTTAACAATCATTAAACGCTCTATTTTTAATTTGAATATCATCAAGTCCTTCCACTTCTGATGGTTTGGATTCAACAATGGGTTCATGCTTCTCTTCCTCTTCCCATTGTTTTTTTATTTCTTCTGTCTGTTTATCAACAGAAGTCATCTCCATCTGAACTTTACCATCAACCCAGTGTTGCCACAACCACTCAATAAAACCTAAGGCAAGATGATTGATTGGAAACTTTTGTTTGTTTGCCCATCTCTTGCCTTTGGTGTACCAAGTGTCTTCGCCACCCCATTGATATTCAAATTCATATTTCATTTTCGATGAAATCCTTTGTCAGCAATCGTTAAATACACTACCAACTTCAGAACCAACTTCTGATCCCACCTTCTGCCCAAGAAGAAGTGCCCAACCAGATGCCAACCATCCAACATAGGGAATGCTAGAAACTGCTGGGACTACGAGACCAGCACTAATTGCGGTCCCTGCCATCGCACCTTGTGACCGTGCGCCAGCGTCCGCCCGAATGCACTCTTCGCTTTTCGCACCCAACTTTCCCTCGCCGTCAACGGCACCCCCTATGTTGCGAACGCCGTCCATTGTATACTGATCATGGCGATATTCTCTTCGGTGCTCAATTCCTCCACCACCGAATAATCCACCCCTCTTCTTATCAAGTCTTAGTTGCCTCTCAGAATTAAGAATAGCAGGATCGTTTGCCTTATACTTAATTTTATATCCATCCCTCGTTGCTTCTACTTCATAAGAAGAATAGTCACCCCTAGGAAATTGAATAATAGGATATTCTGGTCTAGATGCGTTCAGCAAATGTCCAAGTACTCCAATATGAGCGACACCAATAATGCCGCCTAAAGTATAAACAATCCATCTAAGTTTCATAGAACTATGGCAATTGAATTGGGGGAGATGATACTGCAGGTCCAGTTACTTTAGGCATCTCTGGCATAGCACTATTCAACATACCAGGAAGAGCATTTGTAATTGCTTCCGTTGCGTGCTTTGTTACTCCTACTTTGATTCCCTCAAGGATTGCATCTCTCTGCAAATATACATAAGTTCCACCACCAACGATGCCAGCAACACCCGCAAAAGACAAAACCGCTAAAACATTAATTACTTTTTGCATTATCATCTACTAAATACACCAGGGTTATTTATTCCCAAAAAATTTCTTTAGAGGATATTATGGCATTTCTACTTCCACTAGCGTCAAAAGTTATCATGTCGGCAGTCGAAAGGATTCCCGATAATGAGGAACTTGGAGAAAAACTCATTGAGGTCTGTCTCGTGATTCTTGGTAAGGCAGTTAAACTAACTAAGACTGATATGGATGATCAACTTCTTGAGGCGGTTGCGAAAGCGATTCGCGCTCGTCCAGAGTGAGTATCCAGTAAATAACATATATCACCCCTGCAAGTAGTATCGCTAAAGAAATAACGATACTCCATGTCACATCGTTGACATCTTGCAGGGGTTTTAATAATAGGTTCATCTGAGTAAAGGAACCATACCTAAGTTGTTATTTAGACCTATCTGATCTTCCGTCAGGACATCAAAACCTATAGTAATTCTGGGAGTATCAAATTCCTCATCAACCACTACACGATGCTTTCGATATCCAGGTCCGATGTAAATATCTCCTATTTGATTTCTAATCTCATATTCTTCAAACTCTGTCCTAGTCTTGTGTGGACGTATGGATATGTATCCATGATAAGGATATCCATGATCATGCCAGTCCAAGACTTCATCAATAGTATGATAATTGACCCAAGATTGTATCCACATCCTTTGATCAGTTTGAACAAAGTCAAATATTACGTTTCTAAGATCCACAAATAAATCATAAAAGGGTATAGTAGCGGAAGTAAGTCCGAAGACATTATACTTACCGTATGCCCATGTATACCCCTCAGAAAATTCTTTTTGAGATACTGATCTATCCAGTATCTCAATCATCTCATTCTGATATCTCACTATCGTATCACTACGATAAACACGACAATCATTCATCACTTTTTAAGGTTTATACTGTGGGCATTACAGGTGGTTCGCCATCCTTTTTGGGAGCAACAGTTGCAATCTGAATGGGCGCTTGTTCAATACGGATAGTTTGAGCAGGTGCTGTTTGTGCCGCAGCAGCAATAAGTTTCTCAAGATCTGCCTTGGTTATATTGCTACCGCCACCCATTTTCATTGTGCCATCACCAGACTTCTTTGCAGTCTGAACCCCAAAAGTGGCTAGAACCCCAGTGAAGACAGATGCGATGAAAGTGGGATCAAGTTTTTGCTCGGGAATACCAAGTGCGGCAGGAAGTTTAATATAAGCAAGAGTCAAAATACCACCAGACCATACGAGAATACCAAGTCTGACCATTGTACTGATTGCTTCCAACTGACCTTCATGATCAGTAGCAGCATCCCTCAATTTAGCAAATGGTCCTTTCTTCTTTTCTTCTGGTTTTTCTTGCAGAGATTCTTTATTTTCTTCCGCCATTTGTAAAAAGCAAGTCCTTGCTATTTATCAAACAGTTTAATAAAATATTCAGCGTCAATAACTGCTAATGGTTTTTTACCATTCTTTTTCATAATCACAAGTGGTTCATACTTACCACAATTTGCTTTTGCTTGCTCATATGCTTCCCACACATTGAGTTTCTCTACGTTTTTACACTCAATAGAATGAGGAAATCTTTCTCGTGCCGCACGCGCCATGATCAGGTCTTCTCCACCTGCTCCCATAGAACGAGACTCAATATCCTCAGGATGTATATCCAGTGCTTCAATAAGTTTCTGTCTCACCCATTGCTGCAACCGTCTACCCTTTGCTTTAGCAGACTGGGCACGCATAAAAAAATACCCCTATTACTAGGGGTATTTATCTAGTTGTCTTTTAGATCAAACGCCTTTAACACCAGGACCTGCTTTGTACATGGGGGAACCATCCTTTAGTTTCTTACCCTTCAGGTATCCTTGATATGCAGGTGTGTTACCTTTCATATCAGCAACGTTGACCTGCAGGGGGAAAGTGAGTTCATAGATGTCCTGCATCATTTCCTCAATGTAATCAGGATTCATGTTGGCAAGGATTGTCATGCCACCTTCAAAGTCTCTAGCAAAACCCTGCTCGACTAGGTTCTCTGCAAGATCGCTAGCAATTTGATAAGCATCTTCGCCCATAGGCTTTTTCTTGCCCTTCTTAGCGGGGGGATCAAGTCTATTTGCTAGATTTCTAGCACCCTTCTCTGCATCACCCAGTTTTCTGTTGGCATAAGATACTGCTCTTTCTTTTGCTGCAGAACCCTTTGCCTTGATTTTTCTTGCAGTGTCAACGACAGACTTGACAACGCCGCTGGACTGACGATCTGCCTTGTTAACTTGGCGACGTGCTCTGTTGATTGCGCCACCAGGAGATGCAACAGATCTTAGAGCAGATGCTAGTTTCTTCTTAGCGCCTGCCTTAGCAGCACTGACTGCACCACCTGCTGCTTGCTTTGCTCTCTCAGCACCAGCACCTGCAGCATCACGTGCCCTTTGGACTCTAGCAGCAGTGCTCTTGGAAGAGTCACCAGGTTTCATTTCAACCTTGTTTGCCATACCCTTGATGGCAGCCTTTGCCATGCTACCAACTTTCTTGATAGCACCCTTTACACGCTCAACACGTGCCGCACGCTTCTCTGCACGTGCTGTTTTTTCTGCTTCAGATCTTTCAGACTTGCGCTTCTCAACTCTTGCCTTGGCAGCAAGTGCGCTGCCTTGACCGTAAGTAACCTTTGCCTCAACAAGTTCAATGGCATGAATTTCAAATGCTTCTAGCGATTCATTCAAAGAGTAACCGAAGTCTTCTAGTTCCTCGCTAACTTGAAGAACAACGTCCTCAATATCCTCATCGCTCAGAAGATCAATATACTCAAGATTGTCTTCTTGTAGTTCCTGACGTAGTTCTGCGTCATAGACAGAAGCATACGCTTCTCTAAGATTAGATAGACCTGCCATTGCCTTAACTTATAAAATCAATGTTACTATCTATATTTATACTTTAATGATTGCAACATCCATGCTTGGGCAAGAGATTTTGGTCCATACAAAAGAACCTCGACCTGTTTGTCGGTCAAGGTTGGATCTGATAATGCTCTTTTTTTCCACTCAGGAGTGTTAGAGTTTGCCACCGACACAACCGCTATTAACAACACGGGTGTATTTATCTAAGGTGCCTTCCTGTTCACACTTCAAATACCACCGCGTCATGCGGGTGACAACTTCTTCACTAATACCAAAGATAAAATCTTTGCCTGTGTCCTTACGGATTGACTTCCACATGAAACGGGCTTTCTCAACACGAAATGCATCGTCAATCCATTCATACTGTTGTTCAATTTGTTGCATAGCAATAGAAACTGCACTCGTTTGTATCATAGTTGGAATCCAGCAAATGTGTCCTTTTTGACATCTTGCTTAATACCACCGACAATGTAAGATTCTACTTCGGTTTCTTGGGGAGCAACTTGAAGACCTTTAGAAGAAATCCAATGCTCTGTCCAGGGTAGTGGGTTATTGTTTGCAGGTGCATCAAAAATTGGTTTAAGACCAATTGCTTTCATTCTACGATTGGCAATCCATTCAACATACTTAGAAAGTAGTTTATCATTTAGACCAATCATAGAACCATCCTTGAACAGATATTCTGCCCAAGATTTTTCTTCCTCAACACATGCTCTAAACATGTCGGTAATGTTTTCCTTTTCCTCCTCAGCAATCTTCTTCATGTCAGGATCATCACCTGCTGCCCACTTGTTCAGAATATTCTGAGTGATTACCAGGTGTTGGTTTTCGTCCCTGGCGATAAGAGAAATGATCTTTGCCGATCCTTCCATGAGCTTAAGTTCGCCAAAAGCGAACGAGCACGCGAAGGAGACATAGAATCTAATTCCTTCCAGGATGTTGACGTTTGCGACTGCTCTATAGAGTTTTCTTTTGAGTTCATACAGTTCTTGTTGAGCGGCAGGAACCCCTTCTAGATTATGCCTCCACATATTGCCCGAATCATAGAGATGGGCGGCATTAATAAACTCATCATATGCTTGAGTTACACTTTTTGCCCTAGAAAGGATTTTTTCATCATCAAGAATAGTATCGAATACTTCTGTTGGATCAGAGTAAACGTTCTTGATGATGTAAGTATAAGAACGGGAGTGAATCATTTCCATAAATTCCCATACCTTCATACACGCTTCCAGTTCAGGAAGAGAGCAGTAAGGTGCAAATGCCATGCTTGGACCACGACCCTGAACAGAATCAAGAAGAATCTGATACTTCAGGTTGGAAGTGTAAATATGCTTCTGTTCAGGACGCAGTGTCTGGTAATCTCCACGATCTTTTTGAAGGGAAACCTCTTCAGGTCTCCAGAAATATCCAAGTTGTTGTGTTGTGAGTTTATCAAATACTGGATACTTGTAAGAGTCGTACCTTTGAACCCCTAGTGGTTGACCAAAAAACATTGGGGATTTCTTGTGCTCAACCTTGTTAGGATTGAATACAGTCATGCCCTCAAAAATAATATCATTCATTGAATTTGATGAACCAGTTCTAAAGTTTACAGGATTCACAGTCTTCCTCTCCTTCTTGTAAAATTTGGTCTACTAGTGCGCTAAGTTCAGACTTTTCTTCTTTTACTTCATCAGATTTATTGTCATAAGTGTTCTGATAATAAGAGGTCTTCCAACCGTACTTATATGTAGTCAAAAAGTCATTTGCCATGACCGATACGGGAACTTCATTGTCAGGATAGTTCTCTGGATTGTAAGACCAGTTGCCAGAGATTGCCTGGTCAAAGAACTTCTGCATCACAGCAGTAACTTTGATATATCCTTCATTAGAAGGCATATCCCAAAGCAGGGTGTAGTTGTTCTTCAAAGAGTTATATTGTGGAACAATCTGCTTAAGGGGCCCCTTCTTGCTCTTCTTAACGGACAGGAAGTCTCTAGGAGGTTCGATTCCGTTTGTAGCATTTGACACAACGGAACTGCTCTCCGAAGGCATCTGTGCGGACAGTGTGCTGTGTCTGAGTCCGTGTTCTCGTATAGACTTTCTAAGATCCTCCCAATCATGCTGATACTTGGCCTCCGAGATCTCATCTACGTCCTTCTTATATGTATCAATCGGAAGAATTCCATCTGCATACTTGGTTCGGTCAAAGTAACCACACTTACCCTTTTCAATGGCAAGTTGATTAGAAGACTTAAGCAGATAATATTGGAATGACTCTGCAAGAGTATGAACTGCGTCCCATGCTTCTTGAGATTCATATTTAAATCCAAGTTTAGCAAGATAGTGTGCCAGACCAATAAATCCAACACCCAAGGAACGACGATTTTTAGTTGCCAGTTCTGCAGCGATGACAGGGTAATCCTGATAATCAATCAACTCTTCAAGACCACGAACTGCCAGATCACATAGACTTTCAAATTCATCGTCAGATCTTACCTTGCCAACATTAATAGCAGATAGGATGCAAAGAGCAATCTCACCTTTACCATCAATGTGCTGAAGAGGATCTGTTGGCAGGGTGATCTCCTGGCACAGGTTGCTCATATTCACCTTGTCTTTGAACGAAGAGTGACTATTGCAGTGGTCGATGTTCATGATGTACAAACGACCAGTCTCAGCACGTTCCTTGAGAAGATCAAGGATCAGTTCTTGAGCACCAATGGTTTTTCTAGGGATCGTCTGGTCTGCTTCGTATTGTACATATAGTCCATCAAACTCAGGAGTGCCGAAAGCGTCATAAAGGCCAGGCACATCGTGAGGACTAAAGAGAGTGATGTCCCCATTAGAGATAAATCTTTCGTAGAAGATTTTAGAAATCTGGATCGAGTAATCAAGTTTTCGGACACGGTTGTCTTCAGTTCCTTTGTTATTTTTTAAGACTAGGATGTCTTCGATTTCTTGGTGCCAGATGGGGAAGTGGACAGTTGCTGATCCACCTCTAATGCCATTTTGAGTGCAGCATCTGACAGTTGCTTCAAACTTTTTGAGGAATGGGATAACACCTGTGTGTTGAACTTCTCCGCCTCTGATCTTACTGTTGATGCCACGGATCCTGCCCGCGTTGATACCGATGCCCGCCCTTTGTGCAACATATCTGCCGATAGCCATATCAGAACTAAAGATGCTATCGAGGGTGTCATCAACATCAACAAGAACACAGCTA